GTTAATCAGAAACCGTGGGAAGAGGTTGTTGATGGAGTCGTCGAAGGGGATGACGGACTATTTACCGTTAATGGAATTCAACCTACTATCCAAAATTTCGAGAGAATGGGTTTAGTTATCAAGATGGAACCTGTTTTAAATTTGAATGAAGCGTCTTTTTGTGGTTGTGTATTTGATTTAGATGATAAAATTACGATCACCAACCCAATTGATGTGTTGTTAACCATTGGTTGGACCTCCAGTCGATGGGCGCTTTGTAAGAAATCCATTAGAGCTGACTTATTGATTTGTAAGGCTTATTCGCTCAAATATCAGTACCCTGGCTGCCCTATATTGCAGTCTCTCGCTAATTACATTCTTCGCTGTGGCGGCCGTTTAAATAAGCCGCTTGTATATATTGAAAAGAATTATAATCAGTGGGAGAGAGAAAATCTTTTCCCCAAGGCTGTTTTTGAACATGGCGATGTTAGCATCTTTCCAAGGCTGAAAAACAAATCCATCGGTATGAACACTCGAATGTTAATGGAAAAAGAATATAAGGTACCGGTGGACATTCAATTAAAAATAGAAAAACATTTTGAAACTCTTAAAACCATTCAACCAATCAATCTGGATTGCTTATTTCAATACTGTTCGAAAGACCAGATTCACTATTTTAATACTTATTGTAGAACAGTACGTAGCGATCAAACATTCTTACAATCCGACTTCTTGCCTGTAAAAGAAAAACATGAATTTGAAGTCGAATATTGGTAAGTTGGGTCTGTGTGTTAATCACCCAAAACGGTGCAATATGCTCAATAGTTCCGTGCTAAACAAAATGCCTAGAGACTGCACGGGTGACCGGCAGTTCACACAGATGTACAGTCCTTTATTATTCAAAAGCATCCAATACATGAATAACTTATCTAATCGGTTTTCTCGAATGTCGAGACCTAAACCAAAAATAAAAACAAACAAATTAAAACCAAAAGCGATGATGCCTGCTAAAAAGGCACGTAGACCGAGAGTGAAAAACACTATTTCCTCTTCGGAACAAGTTGGTGCAGCGGTCGCATATTCCCAGCGCATTAAAGGCTCAGTGCCTATAATTAAAGCTGACAGGAATTCTTGCCGCATAATACACCGAGAACTAATATCACCATTTAATGTGGGCTCAGCAGTACCTTTTAATGTAACAAATACTTTCCAAATCAATCCTGGTTTGAATGCCACTTTCCCTTGGTTGTCTACTCAAGCCCAAAATTGGGAGATGTACCGTTTCAACAAATTGCGATTTGTCTTCATTACAGCCAGTCCCACTACTCAGAGTGGTTCTGTTGCACTTATTCCAGACTATGACTCCGCTGATCCAGCGCCTGCCAGTTTTATGGAAGCGTCAAGTTTTGAAGACTTTATCGAAGATGTTGCTTGGAAAAGAATCACTTGCGATCTCAAGCCAAGTGCTATGTTTCCGATGGGACCTAGAAAATTCGTACGAACTAATGCTCTTGCTGCGAATTTGGACATAAAAACCTATGATTGTGGGCAAATCTTTGTGGTTGCTAATAATGCCGATGGGGCTTTGGGTAACATTTGGGCAGAATACGATATCACATTACATGTTCCAACCATCATACCAGGAATCACTGCAGTTTACCAACACATCATATCTGCAGCTGCTCCAACGTCTGCAGATATTCTTAATACTGGAGATGGGTATACTGGAACCAATATAGTGTCAGTTGCAGGTAGTGTTATAACTTTTCTTTCAGCTGGGAGCTATTTTCTCAGCTACTACGCTACAGCAACAACTACAATTACACAAACTGCTGTGCCGTCTGTAGATGGCACGGCAGCTGTTTTCATAGATGCATACAATAGTGTCGGGTATGCATCTGCTGGTTCCGCGACAACCAAGTATTTACTTAACTGCGCCATTACTACTTCAGTTGGAGGTACACTTACCCTCGACAATACGGTGGTTGCAGGCTTGACTGCAGAGTTAGTAGTAACCAACTGCACAAGAAATTTCTCTTAAAACATTTGCCCCTGCACGGCATTAACTGACAGCGCTGGTAGTGCGACACGGACCGTTCTGTAATATATAAAATAAAACGTAAAATAAGATCCGCACGTGGATCCCAACAGCTTATGATACGCTCTACTGTG